AAGTACAGTCATTCCTTTAATTTGCTCTAAGTAAACGTCTTGCTCAAACTTTTCTTGTCTAAGCGGTTGTTCTATTTGTAACTTAGAATTCAATTCTTTTAAGGTTATTGCGCTTTTTTGAGCTTCGTATTGAAGGTCTATCATTTTCTTTTTTTCATAAAGCATTATCTCTCCTTCTTGTTTAGCTTGAGCAGATTTTATATTGTTTTCAGAAGTTGTTTTGTTGACAAACTCTTTTTCTTTCATTCTTTGCTTAATGTTTTTAGAGCGAACATAGTGCATATATTGTCTTGCTTGCTTCATGTTGTTTCTAGCAATTGCAATTATTTCTGACTTATCAGATACATCAATTGAACCTTCTTGTAATGAAATACCTAAATCTTCTCTAAGTTGGTCTAGTTCTTCTCTAGCTGGAATCATTTCAACTGTAAGTCCAAACTCATGTATATTTCTGTTTTCTAAGCCCTTTAAAGCATCTATGTTTTCGCGACCTACTGCATCAGATAAAGTTTTTCGCAAATGTTTTAATCTATCAAATTTAAATATCCCTTGATTTCTTGTGGATATAGTTTCACATACGCGCTTATCAAACATAACGGCAGCTTCGACTAGGTGCTTAGTAGCGGTGTTGTTGGATAGTTGTATCATTTCATTTGTTCCTACAAGGGATTGAGCTTCAATAGGGTCTAATCCCGTAATATCTTGCATTTGCTTGTAGTAAAAAGCCCATCCGTTTAGTGCTTCTGCTAAGTTTCCACTTTGACTTCCTGACATTGGACTAGCTGCGTTACCGTCTTTAATGCCGTCCTCGCCCATATTAACGCGTTTTTTAAGAACTACACCTTTTACATTAAGATATGACAATGTTTTTTTTATGTTTTCTTCGGGATTGCCTTTTGCATCACCAACTAAATCAGCTATTTGATCAACATCAAGTTCAATTAAATCGGGTTTTAGTTCAGAAATTAAATGTTGAATTTTTAAGTGGATTCGCTGCAGTTGTTTACAAATCGGAATTATGTTTTTAAGAAAACTTCTTAGTCTATTTCTATATATGTTAGTGCATTGAGCTACATAAGGAGGAAGCACTTTATTCATTTGATCTTTTGCTAGTATTTCGCTTTCGTGGTAATCATATATATACTCGTTGCTTCCTATTATATAAGTTCCCTCATACCATGTATCAAATTTTTTAGTAAGCTTACTTTTTTCAGCTCCAGCAGGAACTTCGTAGCTGCTATCTCTTCTTGCTACTTTTTTAGTTTCTCCTTTTTTGTTAAGGTATCTTTTATAAACAATTTCTTTATCGCTTTTAAAAGTAAAATGCATAACCTGTACTTTAATATCTAGTATGGTTTGAAAAGGCGCGTGTGAAAAATTAAAAGCTAATTGGTTTATTTTGTTTTGTCCGGCATATATTTTTGCTATTTTTCTGCAAGTAACTTCATCATAATTGCTTTTTATGCGCATTTCATTAATGGTTATCGTGTCTACGCTTGCAAAATAAAAAGCATCGCTAAAATCTTCCATTTCAGAAAAACTATGTACAAAAGTTCCAGGGTCTATATACTCAGGCGTAACACCGTTATTTTCATCGGTGTATACTCTAACTACTTGTAAGTCTGTGTGGATTAAATCTTTGTTTGTTTTTTTAACAGTTTGGTTCCAATTATTAGTTTTTTTAGCAAAGTCAATCATAATCTCTTCTGATATTTCTTGCATTGGACGTTCTTTTATTTGAGTGTAAAGATTTAATTCATCTTCATCCTCTGGAACAAATCCCTTTTCACTTACATCTGGCAATCCTAAAGCAGCAGCTTTTTTAAGCATAGAATTAGCAGCCATGTTTACTTTATGATTATCGTACTTTTTCTTTTTTTCAAGAGTAGAAAATCTATCAATTGATCTAACATCTATTCTGTAATACTCACTAGAAAGGCCGTTAATTGCTTTATTAGTAAATTTTTCAGCGTAATTAATAGGAGTAAAGTCAAGGTTGTGCAATGTAAGGTCGTCCGGTTGACGCGAAATATGGTCTTTATCTCCTTGTAAATCGTATTCACCACGCGCATACAAGCGTAGCTCGTTTATTTCTTGATGCCTTTGTGAAAATAAACATTGTTCGTTAATCATACCGCCACCAAACCATTCTGACTGAATAGCAATAGCCCATTTTAATCCATATGAATCATCTTCTTTTTCTGCTTGAGAAGCTAATGGGTCTGGAATCCCCATTGTTTTTTTAGATTTTAAGTAGTTTTCCATTATTATGCTAATTTAGAAACTGACCCTTTGTTATTGTATGTAGCAAAAGGTACATTAATATGTCTTGATTCTTCTTTTTTTACAACACTTCTTTTGGAGTTGCCTACATCTGCTAGACTTGCTCCAATGTACGCGTCAAATTTAGTTCTATTATTTATATCAACTTCCTTGTATTGATACAAAGTTCGAGTAAATGGCATATCCCCCATTTCTCCTTGTAGTCTAAATTGATTATCTCTTGATACGCCCACGTGGTCCTCGATAAAAGCTTCGCTTACATGAAATTGAGCATCACCAATTTTTGAATCTTGGTGGGGAGCACCTCCAATTTCTTTTTCAGTAGGTGATAAATCATTCCATCCTTTTTTAAATGGATTATTCATACTGTAATGTCTAAATCCCCAATCTTTTATTTTGTGTAAAAATCTTTCGTTAGAAAGCTCTGCTAGAAAAGGTATACTGTAATAAATAGAAACCTTTATAGCGTCCTCAAAAAATATTTCAATTTTCTTTGGCCTAGCTAGGTATTCTACTATTTGAGTTTCATTCGGTAAAGATTCGCAAGTATGTGTTTTTGTTTTAAGAATTATGGCTCCGTCTGAACCTCGTCCATCAACGGTTTGACTTCTATTATAAGGGTCAACTCCAATTGTACCTATGTCTCCTGCTATTGGAGCTTTAGCTAAAACTCCCCCATTTCTCCTAACCTCTTCAAATTGATTACGAAATTCTTTTGGTGGGTGGCATCCTAGCTTAATAAAAAAACGTCCGTTTTCTGGATCTGGATTCCATCTTACTGTTCCAAATCTTACCCCTCCTTCCCATGAGAAATTTCCTTGCTCAACTCCAGTATTGCCTTTCCATTTTTTTGCTTCACCATTAAAAGCGTCCTCTAGTTCCCATCTATTATGCTCAATCTGTTCATCAAGTTTTATTTCGTTAAATACACAGTCTCCACTTTCATTTCTAAACGCGTCCTTTACTGTTTCAGGGTTTTGGCGCATATATTCATTAAGGGCCTCTGGCTTGTTCTGTAAAGCTGCAATTGCATTCGATAAAAAAGTAATAGCTCCTGTCTCAACATACACCCCTTCATCTGTCTTAACTGGTTTCTTAGGGTCTTCGAGAATTGAAAATCCATATTCATCAAACATACCTTCAAGACAATATTTAGCAGGTATAAAAATTCTGTATAATCCTGATGTAGTTTGTCCGTTTAAATCGCGAGTTCTGCAATCGCTATCATCCCATACTTTTTTATATTCTGCCCCACCTCGTTTAAGAGATTCAACCGTAGAAACAACCATAGATTTTCCAGTAATTCTAATACCTTTTCGGTGAGAAGTTCGTACTCTACTCCAATATTTTGAAAAAGGAACGTCTTTTGGGTATTTTCCTGCTTCATCGATAAGCGATCTAAAAATAGCATCACCATCCATTGCGCCTAATTCAGTATTATGCCATTCGACCATTGTTCCTAGTCCACTACCCATAGAGATAGATTCTCCTGCTGATTTACGCTTAGTAGCTTCCTCTAGGTTAAGTTTTTTCTTCGGGTTGTTAGTTCCATCCCAAACAGGTCTAAAGAAAGAAGGAAGTCTTTTAAATGCTGTAATGTATCGTCTAAAAATATTACTAGCATCAGCTCCTTTTTTAGAAATTATTCCAAGTAACTTATCTTCGTTTAAGGTACCGGATTCTAGCATTTCTATTATAGCTAAAAAAGATGCTCCCATACGTCTGTTTTTAACGTACTGCATTCCGTAACATCTTGAATCTGCCTTGCACGCTTCCCAAAATATCATTAATTCATTTTGAATAATACGAAAGTTTGGGTGTTCGCTAATTTCACGAACCCATTGCATGCCAAACCAATATGTTCCTGTAACATAAATTGGCTTACTGTTTAAAAATATCCAAATACCTTTTTCTCTTTTTTCGTATTGAGAATCTATGTAGTTCTTGTTTTTTTTAAATAGAGTTTCTAGGTATTGGTCAATTTGCTTTTGCTTGCTCGCTGCCGTACCGATATATTTAGAAGTGATTTTTTCAATAGAATCATATTCTAATTCTTTAGGCATTTTTTCTCTTTGAAATTTTTGTTGAGAAAAGGTTTTATTAAAGTTTGTTATTTTATCATCATCGGGTTTTTGCGGTAGAGCTATTTTAAGACCCATGACATCAAACACGTCTCCAATGGTTCCGTCTTTAGAAATGACAACCATATCATGCTCTTTATTGTAGCCATAGGTCCATTCTTTAAGGTCGTTTAATGCCTTAAATTTAGTTGGTCTTATTTTGAGTTCTACTTTATGTCCTAAGTATTGAATCATTAGTTTTTTGCTCTTACTTTAGTTGGGTGTTGATACCCTTTACTTTCGTTGATTCCCTGTGTTTTCCCTTCTTCGGTTTGTTTCGATTCTTTTAAATGATGTTCTAAGCTTTCGATTTTATTTAAAAAATCATCTACCTGTTCTAGCGCGGAGCTTCTTTTTTTAATACGATTAAGTTTTTTGTCTTCAGCTTCTTCATTACCTTCTTCTTCTTCTTCAATAGTTTTGTTTTCTTCAAATACCTCAAAAGTTTCATCAATTAAAGACTTGTATTTTTCAATTAAATTAAGTGTTTTTTCTTGTCTGTATTTTTTTACATCTAATTCTGTTTTCATGCTGATTGCTTTACGTGTTTCCCTATAATATGATGATTCCTAAACCATATATACGTTTTTTGATTTATTGTAATGTCGATTCCACCGTGCTTTGTGTGATATACATAATCGCCTTCGTGAATATCCTCTTTTTTTAATTTATCGTTTCCAATTAATATTTCCAAATACGCTGTGTCTTTTGCTTGTGCCTTACTCATATCTGGAACAAAAATCGAACCTACTTTTTTTAATTCTTTTTCTGCGCTTTCAATTTTTACTTTTTTACAAATTAGATTATTTTCAAAACCTACAAACTTCGTTCCTTCTCCTTGTGAATAACACACAATTAAAGAAGTGTTAATTCTGTACAAGTCTTTTTCTTTATCGACTAGGTATTGATTTTCTTCTTCACCCCATTTCTGAAACTTCTGCGTATGTACTACAATTGGGTCAACCAATAGGCGGTAGCCGGGTTTAATATCTCCATTATAAGTTACAGGCGTATGTATTACTTCAAATACATTGTTGGCTAATTCTTTGCCTGAAAACCTTCTGTCAAGATGAATCTCGGCACCGCCCTTAGTTGTGATTGTGTCTTGATACTTCTTTGGTATGTGTACTATAAAATCGTTATGTCCTTTCATTTTCCCGTTTTTAAAATCTAATTATTCCATATTGTATGCTTACTCCTCCTGAATAATTTCCATGAAATACATCATAACCAACGTAAGGCCCAATAGAAAATCTTTTTATTCTAGGTAATTCGTAATTTGCTCCTTGCTGCCTCTCTTTAATTTCGTAGTGGTCAATCGTAATGCTTTCAATCATTCCGCGATTAATCCCTGATATATTAGCTATAAGATTTTCATCTTCAAAAGTGTGTTTAAATTTACGTATTGATATAAATTCTTGAAACAATTTAAAGCGTTTAAATTCATCTTGAAGCGCTAAGTATTTTTTCTCTAAACTATCGTTAGCTTTAACCGCTTTTTTTATTATATTAATTTCAGGAGTAAGCGTGTCTTTTACTAAATTTAAAATACTGTCTATGTTTATTGTTTTTTGAACAGGCTTTACAGGCTTAAAATCTCCAATTATTTTAGGTATGTCAATTGTAATTGTTTTGGTTTTAGTAGGATTGTTTGCTTCGCATGAACGATGCAACAACACTATACAAATTAATAGTGATGCGTAAACTACAAGACGTTCTAATCGTTTCATTGCAATATTTCTTTTAAGCAATTTGCATATTTTTCAAAATC